ATCGCACAGGACGCCCAGAAGTTCGCGGCCGGGCTCGCGGCCACCCCGCAGACCCAGGCGTTCCAGGCTCGGACAGGACGGGCAGAGACGGAAGCGGATACCGGCGTCCGCGCCACGGCTCGCACCGCCCTGGCGGATCAGGAGAAGCGGGTTAACGACATCCTCCAAGAGCGCAACACGCTGGTCGCGGCGCAGGCTGCTCTCGTCGAGACGAACACGATCACGCAGACCGAAGCGGCCGAGCGCGTGCGCATGGCCTACGCGCAGTCGAACGGGCCGCTCACCGAGGCGATCAACGAACTGGAGCGGATGGCGCTAGTCGCGCAGAACAGCGGCGCTCTCACCCAGCAGCAGTTCCAGCTTATGACGGCCAGCGTGGAGCGCTACCGCTCGTCGCTCACCTACGTCAGCCCCATGATGCAGACCCTGAAGGCCGGGTTTACGTCAGGCGCTCTCCAGGGCGGCCAGCAGCTTTTCAGGGACATCGCGCAGAACATCGGCGATGCGGCGAAGAACACGCAAAGCTGGGGCGCCGCGATGTCGGGCGTCGGCTCTGCGATGCAGTCGTTCTTCGCCGGTCTGCTTCAGAAGATCGCCGAAGCCATCATCCAAATGCTCATCTTGCGAGCGGTGTCCGCCTTCCTGGGCGATTCCAGCGGGCAGAGCGTGGCGCCGGCAGCCTCCATGGTGAAGTCGAGCGTCTTGTCCGGTACGGGTGCCGTGAAGCACTCCGGCGGCATCGTGCGAGGCACCAACGGCTGGACGCGGCAGGTTGACCCGGCCATGTTCGTCGATGCACCGCGCTACCACACTGGAGCAACCGGCGTCGGCATGCGGCCGGATGAAGTCGCGGCGGTGTTGCAGAAGGGAGAGGAAGTGCTCAGCCGCGACGATCCTCGTAACCTGCTGAACGGCGGCGCGGCTGCCGGCGGAGGCGGGACCAACCTGAAGCAGGTTCTGGTTTTCGATCCCGACGAGATCGCCCAGTCCATGAACGGCTCCGCAGGAGAGAAGGTGATCGTGTCGACGATTCGCCGGAATAAGCAGACGCTCAAGGAGATGCTCCGGTAATGGCTCTCCCTGTCCTCCCGATTTTCAACATCCCTCCCAACTGGAGCGCGGGCGTCACGGAGAACATGACGTGGCAAACCCGCGTGCTCGTGAGTGATGTCGGCGCAGAGCAGCGTAGCTCGCTTCGCCTTTTTCCCAGGCGCACGTTCGAGTATTCCGTAGACGAGTGGCGCGGTCTGTCTGCGCGCATGGAAACCATCGTCATCGAGAACGGCGGGCTCGACATGTGGCTACCACTCTGGCCACAGCAGATGATGCTGACGCAGGGAGTCGCGCCAGGAGACACATGGCTCACCGTCGACAGCCACTACGGTATCGACATCGGTGCTACGGCTGCGATGGTGCTGTCCGATGGTCCTGAGAACTTCGAGATCGTGCAACTGAACTTCATCAGTGGCCAGCAGCTTGTGCTGACGACGCCGCTGACGAAACTCTGGCGCGAAGGCACGAAAGTCTATCCTGCCAAGATCGCGCGTTTCGACGAGCAGGCAACCCTCCGCTGGCGGACTGGCTCTTACTCATCCGGCAGGGTGCGGCTGTCTCTCCGTGAGCCCAACTATCCCGCAGCGGCGGATTTCAGCGGGCCGTTCTACGAGGGATATTGGGTCTTCGGCCTGGAGCCAGACTTCCGGTCACCCATCGAGCGCAAGGCGGAGCGGAAGTTCAGTGAGTTGAACTCTCCCTACGCCCTCCCCTTCCGCATGGACGTAGCTAACTTTTCCTTCAGGACACAGCAGCAGCTATTCACGATGTTCGGGCAGCAGGAGCAGTACCGGCTGCGGCAGGCGCTGACGGCGTTCCACGGCCGGAGGGTTCCCGCCTGGATTCCTAGCTTCACCGACGACTTCATTCTCTCCGGCGACTCGCTCGCCGGAGCGTCCAATCTCATTGTCGAGCGGAACGGGCACGCCGAGTTCATCCAGGGCGTGGGTGTCGAGCGGAAGCACATCCAGATCATCGACAACAACGGCACGACGACCTATCACCGGATCGTTGACGCCATCTACTCCGGCGGCGACAACGAGATTCTGGACATCTGGCCTCCCCTGCCCTTCGCGGTCGGACCCAGCCGCACCCGGCGAGTTTGCACGATGATGCTGGCTCGTATGAACTCCGACTCCATCGACATCGAGCACGACACAGACTCACAGGGCGTCGCTCAGTGCAATCTCTCTTTCCGCAGCTTCCCTGATATCAGGAGTTGGTGATGAGCTACGATCCAACCGAACAGAGCAACTACAGCGGGCAACCGATCCAGTTATACGACATCCGCTACCACAACGAACGTTGGCTGTTCGCGGCGACCGATAATCCGCAGACACTGCCGGGCATCTTTGGCGGCGTCGATGTCTACCAGCCCATCGCCACGGACGACGGCGAGATCATGGACAGCACCGATGCTTCCCAGGACGGCACGTCGCTGCGCATCCCTTCCACCAGCAGCTTGGCAACTCGTCTGTTGCGGGCACGGCCGAACGGCGACTTCTTCTTCTACATCCGCCGTTGCCACGAAGGAGATCCTGACGCCCCTATTATCTGGAGCGGCACCATCGCGTCGGCGCAGCGGACGGAGATCGCGGTGTGCGAGATCCAGGCACGCAGCATGCTCGCCAGCCTGCGGCGGTCTGGCCTGTGGTCGTCCTACGAGCGCAACTGCCCTCTGCCGCTCTACAGCCCTCGCTGCGGCGTCGACAAAGAGGCATACAAGAACATCGGCCGGGTGGCCGGGATGAACGGCCGGGAGATCTACATCAACGAGGCAGCCACTCGGCCAGACGGCTACTTCGCTGGCGGCTTCATGGAGTGGACCAACGAGGAAGGCGCTCGCGAGCGGAAGTTCATCGAGTTCCATGCCGGCAGCTTAATCGGCGTGCTGGATTCCGGGGCCGGCATCACAGTAAATCTGGAGGTGACGCTCTACGCAGGCTGTGAGCACAACATGGCAACCTGCATAAACCGTTTCAACAACCAGTCCAATTACGGCGGGTTCCCGAAGCTGCCAGGGGTAAACCCCTTCGCAGGCGACCCGGTTTTCTGAGGAGAGCGAGATGCAATTCGTTTGGATGGTTGTTGTTGCCATCGTCGTCTCTGTGGCGTCCTACATGCTCACCCCGACGCCCAAGCAGGCGGGCGCCACGGGTGAGAGCCCGAACAATGCCAGCGACTTCGATTTCCCGCAGGAAGCAGAAGGAACTCCCCAGGCTGTGGTGTTCGGGGACGTGCGGATCAAGAGCCAGATGATTCTCTGGTACGGGAAGTTCCGCACCACCCGTTCGGAGTTGCCCTCGTGAACAGGCGCGTCACATCGGCCGACGCGCAGTCGATCCGCTTCTGTCTTCTCGGTGTTCGTGACTGGCTTGTCGAGCGCGGTCACGACTGGAGGACTTTCATCAAGGAGGGCCTTCCGATAGAAGTGTTCGAGGAAGACGGCGATCCCCGAGCCACTCGGCTTGCGGCGGCAGCCCGAGAGCGCTGGGAGACTGAAGATGGGTAAAGGTGGCGGCGGCGGAGGAGGAGGGCAGGGCTCAACTGTCGTCTATGAGTATAGCTTCATGCTCCAGATGGGCCTGGGTCTCGGGCCACTGGACGAAGTTGTGGAGATCCGAGCCGGCGACAAGGTGGCATGGCAGGGCTCTCTTAACACCCAGACCAGTATCCATCTCGACAACCCTGGCCTGTTCGGCGGCCCGCTGAAGGAAGGCGGTCTGGTCGGCGACATCTACTACTTCCCCGGCGGCCCTCTCTACGGCCAGCCCTATGTCCCGCAGACCTACGCTCCTCACATCCTTGCGGAGATGGGCGGCTCGAATCCCGACTTCCGCCATATCGCCACGCTTGTCTACGATGGCATTATTGCGACGAACAACCCCTATCCGAAAACATGGTCGTTCCGAGCTAAGCGGGCACTCAGCGGCTGGCGGGACAACAATCCGTGGTATCCCGAGAAAGCCCGCATTCTGATGCGGAACGATCCCGACACCGCGCCAGAAGTTGTTGCCTACAACCCTGCTCACATCCTCTTCGAGTGCATCATCAACGAGAACTGGGGCAGGGGCTGGCCCCGGGAGATGATCGACGACGTGTCGTTTCGAGCAGCCGCCGACACCTTCTACAACGAGGGCATGGGGCTTAACTTTTACTGGGACCGTCGCACGGGCCTGGACGAGTTTATCAAGCGCGTGATCGACCACTGCGCCGCATCCATGCACACGGATAAGCGGACAGGGTTGATCAGCCTGGAGCCGATCCGAGGCAACTACGACCGCAACAGCATTCCTCTGTTCACGCCGACCACCGGTCTGCTGACGGTGAAGCCGGCGGCCGTCTCCAGCGAGTTCTCCATCAACCAGATCGTCGTGAATTACTTCGACCCTGTGACCGACGAGGATCGCTCTGTCCGCGTGCAGAACCTCGCGGCTATCGAGACATCCGGCAGCATCATCAGCGACACCATCGACTACCCTGGCATCGGTTCGCGCGAACTGGCTTACCGTGTCGCTTCTCGGGATCTGCGCGGCCGTCAGCCTTCTTTGCAGGCGTTCACCTTCGAGATGGACCGGCGCGGCTGGAATCTCTTCGTCGGCGGCCTCGTTCGCATCGCTCATCCGCAGATGGGCGTGTCCGACACGGTTGTCAGAATCACGAAGCTGATCGACACGGTGATGACGGATGGCCGCATTCGGGGCGAAGGTGCGGTGGATGTCTTCGATCTGCCGAACACCTCCTACGTCACGCCGGAGAACCCTGGCTGGGTTCCGCCGAGCACAGATCCGCAGGCTGCCGCCTTCCGCAACGTGCAGGAGGTGGATTACCGCACCGTCGCTCGCCACAAGTCCTGGGGCACGCTTCAGCAGTTTCTGTCGACACCGAACACCGGAACCGCCGTGGCTTACGGCCGGGCACCTGGGCAGTCCTTCGAGTTCGTCTTCCGCTCCTCCGAGGAGGCAGGACCGTTCTTCTCTGGTCGCGTTTTCAGTTGGGTTCCGGCGACTTTCCTTCGTAATGACATCACGCCGACGACCACGCTCTTTGCGATGGATGGCTTCTCGACGACCGCTCCCTGGCCCGTGGGGAAGGCCGCGATGATCGGCGACGAAATGGTGCGGGTGGACGGCTACAACGCTCTGAACGGCGATATCTTGATTGCACGCGGTTGCTCGGACACCGTTCCGACCGAGCACGCGGCAGGCACGCCGATGTTCTTCATCGACGAGGTGGAACCCCCCACCGATGATGGCTTCCATCCAGTTGGCGTAACCCAGAACGTGAAGATGCTGTCTCGCACAACGACGGGCACGCTCTCTGATATTCTGGCTCCGACCGATTCCGTCGAGATCGAAGGGCGCTTCCATCGGCCTTTCCCGCCGGCTGACGTGCGCCTGAACGGGATCTCGGTCTATGACCCGCCGGTTCCGCTCGTGGGCGATGTGGTGTTCTCCTGGCAACGCCGAAACCGCATCGCGCAGCATGACACCTTGATCGGCTACTTCGAGGGGCCATTCTCTGCCGAGCCTGGGACCGAGTATCTGCTGCGCGTCTACAACGGCAACACGCTGATCAGCACATTCGCGGAGGTTGAGGCTATCCCTGGGATCTTCGTGCCTGCCAGAACGGCTCTGTTTCGCAACTACAGGACAGGTTTCCGCTTCGAACTATCATCTCGTCGCGACGGTCTGCTCTGCCTCCATCCGGCCAGTTACACGATTGTCGACTACGACCCTGGCGCCGTGCCGCTGTTCTTCTTCAACGCTCTCACACCGGAGGTAGGCTTCGCTCGTGGTAGCGCGGGCATGGTATACTCGGCTGCGTCGCAGACGTGGCAGACGCTGCCTTCCGCGACGCCCAGGCTGATGCTTCCCGGCCCGGTGCTGCTCTCCGAAGGCGAGACGACTAACCTGATCCTGAACCCGAACGCGACCGGCTACGTGACCGGCGTGATCGGCGAGGGAGGAGCGATGCCGCTGAATATGAAGATCACCGGAGATCCCGGTGACATCCTGATCGGCATTTCTCCAGGCGGCGGAACCGCCAACGGCATCGGCTGCTTCGAGGTGACCGTTGCCGGCACGGCAGTATCCGACGAGGAGATCACCTTCGAGTTCTGGGATACGGCCGGTCTCGCGGTGACTCCAGGCAAAAATGTCACCGTCAGCGCGTTCGTCCGCCTCCAGGCGGGAGACATCCCCGGCGGCTTCCGGTTCCACATCGGCTCGGGGACCACGGCCGGCGCAGCGGATGACGAGGAGGGCGACGAGTTCGTTCCTGTTTTCCCGGTCGTCCTCGGCGAGCAGCGCTACGACTTCACGAGGCAGATGGGCGGTTCTCACAACCGGGCTTTCCCTGGTCTGCGTTTCAAGCCCGAGATCGGCGAGGAGTTTGCGTTCCGCATGCTCATCGGCGGGATTCAGTTTGAGAACCGAGGAACCGTTTCCGCCCCTGCACTTCCCGTGGTGGCCGGCGCCACAGGACCGGTGAACCGCCAGGGGGAGACGGCACAGGGTAACTTCCCGTCTCAACTCTACGGCGGTTTTGGTCTGAAGATCCGCGTGCCATCCTGGCCGACTGTCACCGACGCGCAA